AGATCTAGACCAGAGAAAACAACCGTCTGACCCTGTGGCAACGCCTTCACAAGACCAACCATCCGATGTAGCTCAACCTTTACCGCCTTCGGAACAAGATGCTGCACGAGACCCTCGAGCTATTTTCTTGGGATCGTGTATGAATGACATGTCCGACAGTTGGAGTAGTTTCATGAGTGAAGTGTTGAGCATGTTGACCTATGGATGGTCGTGGCACGAGATTGTCTATAAACGACGAGAAGGGGCGACGGGAAATTCTAGCACCGATTCCAAGTTCGATGATGGATTAATTGGCTGGCGTAAACTGCCTATCCGTGGTCAAGATTCATTAGCGCGATGGGAATTTGGTGACGATGGGGATATCGAGGGAATGGTGCAAGCCAGCGATTCGGGAGGGTATATCACGATTCCATTAAGTCGTTCGCTGTTGTTTCGGACACAAATTTTAAAGGATAATCCTGAAGGTCGATCTGCTCTTCGGAACAGTTATCGTCCCTGGTATTTTAAAAAGAAAATTGAAGAAATTGAAGGCATTGGGTTGGAACGGGATTTGGCAGGATTACCGATGATGACTGCTCCCGAGGGATTGGATTTATGGAATAACGCCGACCCGTTAGCAGTCACGCAATTGCAGTTAGCTGAAGATTTAGTTCGATCCATTCGTCGTGATGAGCAAGAAGGTATTTTGAAACCTTTTGGGTGGGAGCTTGAATTATTAAGTTCTGGCGGTCGTCGAGTGTTCGATACAAATCAAATCATCAGTCGGTATGACCAACGGATTGCGATGACAGTCTTGGCTGATTTTATTCAACTGGGACATTCGAATAGATTTGGATCATTTGCATTAAGCAAGAGTAAAACTTCGTTATTTAATACTGCTCTCAATGGCTGGATGAATATGATTCGAGACGTATTGAATCAACATGCGATTCCTCAACTATTGGCGTTAAATGGAATGAGTTTGGAAAACCATCCTCGCCTCGATCATGAGGAAGTCAACGTACCGGATATTGAAGCTATCGGGACGTATCTGAAAAACCTCAGCGCATCGGGAATGGCTTTATTCCCGAATCCAGTATTAGAGGAATCCGTGTTACGAGCAGCACGATTACCTGTGACACGAGCGGATTCGGCAGGAGGCACGGGGCAACCAGAAACTGAATCCGGTGATGAAGGAACCGGCATCGATGAAACGGACGATGAAGATTAGTCTATATTTTAACCAGAAAATCGTTTATCTTAAAATGAGTTGATTTTTTCAGTAAGATTCATGCATATTAACGTCCGATTGTTAGAGGTGGTAGAAATATGAGTACACTGGTCGCAAGTAGAACGGAAACAGCAAATGGAACTGCCAGTGTGGGGATGAATGCTCCTGCAGAGTTAGATGTAGCTACATTTTTATTAAGCGTGACTGCCGCAGCTACCGAAGCGGGAGATAAGTTAAATGTATATATGCAATCCTCTCCTGATGGCGGTACGACTTACGATGATTTTCTCCATTTTACGGAAGTGGCAGGAAATGGAGGAGCTGTAAAACATCTTGCTCTTGTCAATTTTCGAGTTACACCGACTTCATCATTACATACACCCAACGATGCAGCCTTGTCGGTTGGTGTTAATCAAGGCCCAGTCAGTAATCTGTGGAGGGCAAAATGGGTAGTTACGGATGTCAGCACAGATAATGCATCGTTTACGTTTTCAATATCTATTTCATCGGCTGATGATTAAAGTGTAAGATGCCGTTTGGACATAATTGCGAATTTAAAGATTTTGCTGCATGTGTTAGAAAAACAGGAAATGATCGAATTTGTGGAGCTTTACTGCGTGACACTGAAGACAAGTGTCGAAGAAGACGAGCAGCTCTGGGGAAATTAATGAAATATGAGCATATTGTTCGATCTATGTGTGATACATCGTGGGCGATTATGCCTTCGAAGCTTCAGGCCATTGTCGAGTTTATTCAACTTAAGGTAGAGGGCCTTTCCCTCTCGTCTGAAGAAGTTAAGAATTTAACGAAACAACGGCCTGTGTTACAAGCTGAATTATTTGAATCTGAAAATACGTCTTTACCAGGAAATAAAGTTGCTGTTCTTCCGATACATGGAACCATCTCCCATCGCATGAATATGATGAATGCGATTAGTGGAGGAGTTTCCACAGAATCATTGGGAAAAGAATTTGCAACTTTGGCGAACAATCCTGATATTGGAACGGTCGTACTGGATATTGACTCCCCAGGAGGAGCGGTATCAGGGATTGAAGAATTGGGAAACCAAATCTTTCAAGCCAGAGATAAGGTACGAATCGTGGCGCACTCAAATTCTCTTGCTGCCAGCGCAGCCTATTGGCTGGGCACACAGGCACATGAATTTGTAGTTACGCCCAGCGGTGAGGTCGGAAGTATCGGTGTCATCGCTGTCCACGAAAGCGTATTTCGAGCCAAAGAATCTGAAGGTCGAGATATTACGATTATTAAAGCCGGTAAATTTAAGGCCGATACATCGCCTTTGGAACCATTGTCCAAGGAAGCTCATGAAGCAATTCAGGAACGTGTTGATGAGCGGTATGATACTTTTATTGAAGCCGTAGCACGAGGACGAGGTGTAAAAGCGGCGACTGTGATTGATAATTTCGGTGAAGGACGAGTTGTTGGCGCAAAATCAGCCCTATCAAAAGGGATGGTAGACGCTGTTGAGACGTTGGAAGAAACTATTATTCGATTAACGAAAATGCCGGAATCGAGTAACCAGAATGTCAGTCCGGCAGTAAACCAGGAGGTGCAGATCGTGGGATTTGATATTACTTCACTCAACGATGACGCACAAGAGTACGTCAAAACGTTAGAAACACGAATCTCAGAACTGGAAACCAGTAATACCAGTCCCGACACGGAAGAAATTTCCGATGAAGTTCTGGCTACTCTTCCAGATGAGGTAAAGTCACAATTGGAAGCAGCTTACCAGAGAGCTGAAGAAGCCGTAGCCAAAGCTGAAGCTGCAGAATCAATTGCAGCAATTGAGAAAGAGGCAAGGATTACGAGAGAATTGCAAGATCAGGTTCAAAAGCAATTTCCTCATCTTCCTGGCACAGTAGAAGAGAAGGCAGTAATGCTTGGTGCTATTGAGAAATTGGATGAGAAGGATCAGAAGTCCATTAAAACTCAATTGGTTGCGGGAAATAAAGCTATTCAAACATTGTTGACTTCTGAAATTGGGGAGAAAACCCAATCGATGGGTTCAACCTATGCCAAGATTGAATCGTTGGCATCGGAGTTGATGGCAAATAAGGGTATTTCAAAAGCCCAAGCGATTAAGGAAGTTGCACAGTCACATTCTGATCTTTATTCTGAATATGTGTCTGAAACCAGAGAATCGCATAACCAGTAATCATAGGAGAATTTTAAGATGGCATGGACAATTCCAGGGTTCACTTTCACACGAGTGGCTGGTGCTGATTTGAGTTCATCCCAGTACTATTACGTGAAACTCAGTACGACGGATACCGTCATTGTGTGTGCTGCAGCTACTGATGTTCCTATCGGTATTCTGCAAAATGCACCGACGAGCGGTCAAGAAGCTACCATCATGGTGACTGGCATTTCAAAAGTCAGTGCTGATGCAGCTTTGTCTATTGGAAATTTGATTGGTACAGCTGCTGATGGTCAAGCAGATGCAAAAACTGCAGGTACGGACACAACTGAATATGTCGTAGGAGTAGTTCTTGTTGCTAGCGGTGCTGCTGGTGAACTTGCGACAGCTACAGTTAATTGTTTGAACCCACATAGAGCTGCATAATTAATAATGCGCCAATCGAGTTTAGAGTTTCATGCATTATCAATTCGTTTGGTAAAGGGTCTAATCAAAGGTTGGGAGCGATGGCTCCGACGAGTTATTGACGAAGATCGAGAAGGAAATACCGTTGAAGCCGGGAGGATAAATAATGGGTCAGCCCACAAGAAATAGTGTACATGTTGATGCCGTATTGACTAATATCAGTGTGGCGTATATTCAAGATCGTTCAAAGTATGTTGCAACACAAGTCTTTCCAATTATCACTGTTGATAAAGTGTCAGACTTGTATTTTACGTATACTAAAAACGATTGGTTTAGGGATGAAGCCCAGCGTCGAGCCGATTCAGCCGAATCTGCAGGCAGTGGGTACAATCTAACAACCGCTTCGTATAATGCTGATGTGTATGCTTTCCATAAGGACATTGGAGATCAGACACGGAACAATGCAGACAATCCATTGAATTTGGATTCAGAAGCGACTGAGTTCGTGACACAGCGTCTTCTTCTCCGTCAGGAAAGAAAGTTTGTGTCCGATGTGTTTACGACAGGTGTGTGGGGAACAGATGTCACATTGTCGGGAACTGATCAATGGAGTGACTTCGTTAACAGTGATCCAAAGGATGATGTGGATACTGCTGTTGAAGCCATTCTTGGTGTAACGGGTTTCAAGCCCAACACGATGGTAGTCGGGTGGCAGGTTTGGCGTCAGTTGAAAAACCATCCAGATTTCCGCGAGCAGATTAAATTCACTTCTGGTGCGAACATGACTCCAGATATGGTGGCTGCGATGTTGGAAATTGATCGTTTCATTGTTGCAGAGTCTATTTATGCAACCAATGAAGAAGGTGGAACCGCAGCATATGCGTTCAACTTCGGAAAATCTGCATGGCTTGGGTATGTCAATCCGAATCCTGGTCTGTTGGCTCCAAGTGCTGGTTATACCTTCGCGTGGAATGGTGTCTCCGGTAGTATTGGCGCAAACGTTGGTATCAGCAGCATCGATATGCCGTTGAAGAAGGCCACCCGTATTGAGGGTGAAGTCGCCTTTGACAATAAGATTGTAGCAACTGATTTGGGTTATTTCATCAGTGCTGCTGTTGCGTAAATAAGGAGTTCGTTATGCATTGCGTAGTTCAGAAATCGTTCAACGGGAACGGTATCGATTACCAAAGTAATTGGTTGATTGATACCACGGGATGGGACTCGCGCCGTAGGAACCAACTGATCACACAAAATTATATGCGAATTGCCTCCGAGGAAGAGGTTTCTTCTGCTACCACAGAGAAGAAATCTCCTTCTCCACGGCGATCTTCTCGAACTCGTAAAAAGAAGAAGGTATCAGCGCGGAGGTAACATTCATGGGAGTACAAGGAAAAAATAAAGGTAATTTCGTTGTTGGTCGTATGAGCAGCGATAACCTGCATATTGCGTCTGTCACATTGACAAATGCTCAGATTTTGTTAGTACGAGCGACTCCAATTACTCTCGTTCCTGCCCAGGGGGCAGGGACAGTAATTGAATTTGTTAGTGGGATGCTGTTTCTAGATGCATCGGCAGGTGCTTATACGGAATCAGCTGACAACTTGATTTTCAGATATGTTGATGGGTCTGGACTTGTTGTTTGTGATGACATAGAATGTACTGGATTTATTGATCAAGCTGATGAAATGGCAACTACTATTTCAGCAAAAATTAATGCCATTGCTACTGATGCTCAGTGTGTGAATCAGCCATTAGTTATTCATGGTTCTGGTAACGGTGAATTTGGTGGTGGGAATGCTGCGAATGATTTGCTTGTTAAAGTAGGATATCGCGTTCATGCATCGGGTTTCTAATATAAGGTAGAAATGACTTGGTCTTATTCAGTCTCAACTCTAGCTACTAGTGCTTTGAATCAAGTCCGTCTGTTGATTGGCGATACTCTTTCTACAGACGAACAGCTTCAGGATGAAGAGATTCAATTCTTCATCGATAATGAGCAGAGTACTTATATGGCAGCGTATCGTTCTGCATTGGCGATAGCTGCCGAGTATTCTCGAAAAGTAGACAAGGAAATGGGTGATCTCAAAATCCTTGCTGCTCAACGTCACAGACATTATCTTGAACTGGCTGAGCAATTGCGTTTGAAAAATGTCCCTGCCATTTTGTCTGCTGGAGGAGTGTGGCAATCCGAGAAAGATACATTGTCGGATAATGCTGATTGGGTACAACCGTGGTTCAGTCGTGGAATGATGGATAACTCGTAATGGCTGTCAGTCCAAATCTCGATATCGGGTTCCGTGACTTAATGACGGAGACCGTGACGTACGCAGAACAAACGGGGCAGAATCAGTACAACGAACCGACATTTGGAACACCAGTCTCGTATCAAGCCAGAGTGGTTGGCAATCTCATGGAACTGCGGAACAAACGAGGTGAACAAGTCACATCGACCGTCGAGATATGGTTGGATACTGTCGATACCATTACGACTAATGGTCAAATCACTTTGTCTGGATCGGAATGGGTTGATACCACACCGGAGATTTTCACCGTCCGTCGAGTCACTGACGATGAAGGTGATAGCCATATTCAAGTCTCTTGTGGATGGCAGTATCATCGCCAGGGAGCGTAAATGGCGTTTGGAATATTTACAGGATTCGCGAAAAGAAGTAATTTAAATCCTAAGTTTCGATTTCGCTGGGATCCTATAGCTGCGGGTTTAACAAAACGTCGTTTACGGAAAACTGCAGACCTTGTTCTGGATGCATCCGAAAAAGCTATGAGAAGGGTTACGAATAAAATCAAAAAAGAGAGTCAAAGAATTGTTCCTATAGGAGAAACACGTAATCTCCACAATGCAGCATTTACGAAAGTAACAAGAACTCGAAACATTGTTGATGGCGAAGTAGGGTATGACACTGGAAAAGCTCCGTATGCAATGGTTCAACATGAGACTCAACGGTTCGCACATGCAGCAGGTAGAAGATGGAAGTTTTTACAGGAACCTTTGGTGAAAAATGAAAATGCGTTCAGAGCAATAACTGCACAGGCGATACGTCGAAAATTAAAATTAATATCTACATTTAGATAAAGTCTAAAATGTCATTGTTAGAAGATATCAGCCTTCGTCTTGATAATCAAGGCCGTGGAACCCGAGGGACAGATCTTTTTATCAGTCGGTCTCCAGATGATCCAGACAACGTAGTTGTTGTTTGGGAATTTATGGGACAAGAACCATATAATACTATGGGGCCGAGTGGAACTGCTCCATATGTGAAACGTCCAAGATTTCAAATCGTGGTACGGAATACCAGTTATGCCAGTGCCCAGACTTTGGCTGATCAAATTTTTACTGATTTACATTGGTTCACAGGAACTATTGATTCCACTGATTATTTATTGATTCGAGCTTTAGACCAACCATTTTCAATCGGGGAAGACGAAAGTCGTCGAGCACAACTTGCATGTAATTATAGATCATGGAATCGATAAATGGATAATAGTAAATTATTGAAACAACAGTTATTGGCACTTCAAGCAAATTGTGCCTCTATTATTCAAATTACGGAATCTGTTGTTTCGCTACTAGAGAAAACGGAAGAAAAACCTTCTATCATGGATATAGATTCATGTTTGCATCCACAAGAGGCTTTACAAGACGCACGAACGATGGGATTTCCTAATCGTTTTATGTGTGTGCAGTGTAAAACTTATGTTGAGGTTGCAGATGAACAAGTACTTCAAGCAGCAAGACAGGAGATAAATTAATGGCTATTCAAGGATTGATGGATGCCAGAATATTTTTGGGAGGGTATGAATATACCAGTTTCTCAAATTCGTTGACCACTGATTACAGTGCAGAAATGTTGGACAACACAGTATTCGGTGATGGTACAAGAACGAATACTGGTGGACTTCGCACATTTGGGTTTACCGTCAGTGGTTATCGTGATGATGGAGCAGCGACACCTTTCGGGGCTTCTGGTGGCCCAGCGTACAGTCGTGTCGGGGCAACACGAGAGGTATTTTCTTTTGCCCCTGTGGGAACAACGGATGGTCAGCGGTCATATACCATTCGTGGAGTGAATGGAACCTATACGCCTTTATCTGGTTCAGTGGGGGATATCCTCCCATTTGAATTGACGGGTACGGCTGCACATTCAGAATTGATTAAAGGTGTGGTTGAAGGTGTTGGCGCACAAACTGCGACAGCC